TTCTTTAAATGGTTTCATAATTAACCATCCAATGCTACAGTAAGACCAAGACTCATGCCTGGTAGAGACTGCCAAGTACTTCCATCATAAAATTGAATTTTACTATCAGTAGTATTAAAGATCATTGCACCCTGCGTTACTGTAAGAGCATCTCTCTCTGTAGTATTTAGAACTGGAGGGTAAAAAGCCCCGGTTGTTCCAGAAATTACCATCTGTGATGCTGTTACAATGCCAGCTACATCTAAGGAACTAGCAGTTGCAATACCAAGAGAAGAAGTTTGTTCGCTAAGAGATGTTAAATATTCAACTCCATTTCTTGTTCCTGGATAAACTCTGGTATTATCACTATAATATTCTCTAGCAGAAGTAAGATATTGATAAGTAGTAACATATCCTAATGACTGACCATTAGTTATTGAAGAGAAATCACTTCCACCTTTATAAATTAAAATCCATATACCCTCAACTATGCTAAAAATTACAATTTTTGAATTATCACTTTCATGTAAAAAATAATAATAACTTGAATCATCTTGATAAAATCTTGCTCCCCCCGAACCAACTGCACCACCTGCCAAATAATATCCTGAGGATTGTCTCTCATAGGTTCCATCAAATGTAGAACCAGAGGCACTTAAAATTAATTTTGAATAATCTACTTGATATGTACCACCTAAATTGAGAAGAGGTGCTAAAGAAATTGATGCCCCAGAACCAACAAGTACATTATCAACACCAGTAATTTCTTTTTTGCTAGGATCAATAGTAACTGACCCAGAACCAACAGTAAGAATACCAGTTACCCTAGCATCCCCGTCAACCAAAAGTGATGTGTTTCCAGCCCCAATAGTAACATCACCGACTCCATTGCCCGAAAATGTAGATACTCCAGCAGTTACAATTATACCCCCAGTAGTCGCCCTAAATCCTTTTCCTGCAGTTACAATACCAATAGAATCAATATTTACTACTTCTCTACTAAAGATAGATCCTGCAACAGAAATATGCCCATCAAAATAAGCAACAGTATCAGTTGTTGTTCCACTCCCAACATATAAATTATAATCAGATCTTGCTGTTGTTGCAATACCTACATTCTTAGTAGTACTAACACCAACACTATCAGATGCCCATGTTCCACCAGCTCCTACTGCTGCTGTCCCAACATCCCACTGACTGGTTGAAGAATTCCAAATGATAGTATCTCCATCTACCAATCCAGAAATATTAACATCATCAAGATCTTTAAGGAATCCTGCACCACCGCCACCAATAGTATATAATTGCTGCTCAACCCTATTAACAAATAATCTATAATTTGCTGCTAAATCTTGTAGAGTCGCAAACTTCTGATCAGTAGGTGTAAGAGGGTCTTGACCTTGCTTAAGTTCCGGGTCAGGTCCAATAGGACGGTCATTATATACTTCTTTCAATTCCTGTTGGGTTTCTTTCAATTCGCCTACAATCTTATATAACTCAGCAATATTAATACTTTGCTCTTCTCTCTTTTCTTCTAAGTTAGATAAATCTGTTTTTAAATTTTTAATAGGAGTATCATAATATTTTACTTCCGGAAGATTACCAATCTCTTCCTTTAACCCCTCAAAATACTTTGTAAGAGTTTTATTATCCTCATAATTTTTAACATTAAAATCAAGTATTTGCTTCTCAATATTTTGCTTTGTTTCGTTAAGCTTACTCAGAACTTGCTTCTTTAATTTTCTATCATCATCTTTAAATTGTGTATGATGATCCCAAATCCTTATAGCAGCTTCTTTTAATTCCTCAAATATTTTTTCTTTTGTTTTTTTGATATCCTCTTTTACTTCATCAATTTGTACTCTTTGCTCAAAATCTTTAGTGTCAAGACTTTCTGTAAGATCATGAATATCAGCATCAAATTTAGATGCCATGTCCTTTATCTTATCACCTACTTCAACAAAATCCTCATCAATTACACTAAATGTTTTTCCAATCCATGAAAAATCAGGAACCTCATTAACTTCATTAACCCATTTAGGGAACTTAGGGATCTCTGCTCTTACATTATCAATTGCTTCACATATTGCTTCTATCTCTTTATCATAATATTTTACTTCTGGTAAATTAACTACCTCCTGACGAAGTAAATCAATTCTATCCTCAATATTAGTTACTTGCTCATCATAATACTTTACTTCAGGAAGATCTTTAATTTCTTCCCTTACAAGATCAATCTGTTCGCATATTGCTTCTACTTCATGATCATAATATTTTACTTCAGGAATACTCTCTTTAATCTGCTCAACATATGCTGAGAGTTTTTCTAAAGGTTCATCATAATATTTTATTTCAGGAATTTGTGGAATATCCCTTCTTACTGCATTAATTAAATGCAATATTTCTGTAAGATCACCTGCAGTTTCTTCTGATACAGGTTCTTCTATTGTCTCTTCTACAATATCTTCTTCTTCCTTCTCAATGAACTCGTCAATAGAGGGTAAATTTTCTTCTGTTATAACCTCATCGACTGGTGGTAACTCCTCAATGAAGTCATCTATCGACGGTAATTGTTCCGACATATTATGAGTAACTTAAATACTTTGGGATTTCTCTCCCTAAGTTATTTAGAGTTATCCTTTAGTCCAGACTTTAATATTTTTTGCAGCTCTGCTGTAGATCCTACAAAGAGAGCATTATTAACAGTATTAGGACCTTTAGTCTGTTGCTCTTCGTTAACATCTTTCAATTTTTTCTGAAGATCCATTAATTTATCAGTTGCATCAGAAACACTCTTAATCAACTGACCAGCAACCTCATATGCTCTAGGCATTTCACTTTCCTGAGCCAGTTCAAGAATACCATTAATTGCTTCTTGTCCTTTTTCTATTATACTATAAAGATTGCCTCTTGTATATTCATAATCTTTAGTAATATCATCTTGGGTTAATCTAGGAGGTTTTTGTATACCAACAGATTCTGGTTTATCTATAACTACTTCAGAAGAAGAAACATTAAAAGTATTATCTAATTTATCATACTTCATGTAACTAAACCACTAAATCCAAAATCATCACCTTCTACAACCATAGCATTATCTGCAACAGTAATAGACTTAACTGTTGATCCCTTCACATGATTAGCAATAGTAGTCCCATCTTGTCCTCTTTCAACAGTAACTTTATTACCTGTTTTGGACTTAACAAGCATCTCTTCTCCATCAACATCAATATAGACATTATGAAGACCACTAACTTCAATATTTGTAGCATCCTCTACAGTTAATACTCTTGGTACCGGCTTACCATCTACAGTAATTAGATCTTCAGCCAATTGAGTGACAATACTATCATCATAATCTTTAATTGCTCTTGGAGTAACAGAATAAGTAATATCTCTGGTAGTAGCCTTGGAATCTCCAGAAAGATACCGGACGCTTGCCTTCTTGACGATATCCTGCGTAGCACTGGAGACAGGACCAAATAGATAAGTCTTGGCAGTAAATCTTAGTGTATAATATAGAACTCTTCGTGTATTAAAATCTCCATCATAATCATCCTGCATTGTTATATTTTCAAGAACAATAGGAATATCTCTTTTTTCTTTTATAGTATTAACCAATTCTACAGTAACATTATAAGATGGTTGAAAATATGGTAAAATTTGTTCAACGATCTGCAATGCATCTTCATTCAATTTTGTCATAATAGCAAGTTCAAATTGCATATTATAAGGAACTGGCATATATGCCTTTTTTTCTGTCGGCGTATCAGTAGTGGGATCCTGTACTACAAATTGTTGAGTAGTAGTTACTTTTCTAGATGGATCATAAGTCATTCCCGTGAATTCAAATGACATTCGTGGGAGAGTAATTGCTGTGGATTGATTTAAATCCGGAGACTGCTGAAGTCTTGCTAGAAATTTTTGGGTAGGTCCATAAGACAACGGAACCTTAGTAACACTTAACGTATTATCCGATGCATCGGTATGAGTAATTGAAATACCATTAAAAAGAGTACCAAAAGAAATAATGGTTCTCCTCAAAATTTCGTTATAAAAATATTCAAACATTGCTAAATTCCGTGTATATTATATTTATGGTGTACCGAATGGATTTGCTTCTGTAAAGTCCAGAATTTCATCTGCTTTCACTTCTATATTATAATTATCAGCAAATCCAGCATCAAGAGAAGTATCCACTAATCTTAATTTATGAGAAGCACCAGAAGATGCCCCAACTATATATTCACCTGTCAAGAAGGTTCCAGTAATAGAAGCAATTTCCATTACATTAGTAGTAGCATCCCAAGTTCTTACTCTTCCAGTTGTTCCACTAGTAGATCCAGTAACAATCTCATTAAAGATATAATTACCAGTAGAATCAAGTGAAGGATCCGAAAGAGTAACAGTTGGAGTTAATACATATCCATGACCAGCATCACTTATCCATATATCAGAAACTACTCCTCCTGTAGTAATTGAAGAAATACCAGTGGCAGTATGAATTCCTGCCGCAATATCTACATAATTCTTATCTCCTTCGGTATTAGAAATAGATACAGTTGGTGGTACTAAATATCCACCTCCACCATAAGTAATACCAATACCCGTCACGATACCACACTCATTAATACCAAATTCAAATACGGATGTTGCAATACCAACATTTGTTGCTGTAGAAGAAATATAAATTGTGTTTATACCAATTTGAGAAACATAACTATCAGATTCAATAAAGTTAGAAGCTTTAACATCATATCCATTAGCCATTCTAACCCTATCACCAACAACAATATTGGTGGTAGTAATTCCTGTAATGTACGTAGATCCAATACCAATTGTTCCTGAAGTTTCAATTGAATTATATCTAATCGTAGCAAATCCTAATGCTCTAAACTCTTCAGCATCTGCACTAGGTGCCGTAATTGTTATAGTAGGAGCTGCATTATATCCATATCCACTATTACCTATCGCAATAGAATCGACTTGACCATCAGCATCAATTGTAGCAGTTGCTGTTGCAGTAACTGGATCCGGAGCGCCAAAGAATGTAATCGTAGGTGTAACAGTATATCCAGCACCTATAGTTGCTCCTGTTCCAACACACCAAGAATCTGTTATTGTATTAAATCCAACAGCAGTAACTATACCAGTTATAGGATGAATAGTAGCAATACCAATAGCCTCTTGATCAGGGGTATCAGTTCCAGCACCAGTCCCAATCGTAACTATTGGTTCAGAAGTATATGCCCTACCAGTAGTAGTAAATGCTACGGAAGAAGGATCAATAGATGTCCCCGCCAAACCAATTGTAGCACTAACATAACTATAACCTGGAGCGGTGAAGGTTACAGTAGGAGCACTTAGATAGAATCTTCCACCAGTAGTAATTCCAACACTTAAAACTGTTCCACCAGTTACTCCAACATCATCTAAGGTAGCAGTTGCTTCTGCAGTATTAGCCCCACCTGATGGAAGACTAAATGTGACAGTAGGTGCCTTTTTATAGAATACACCACCTGTTGTTCCACCGGGGAATAGATAAGAAGAAGATCCAATACTAATCGGTGCAGAAGTAATACTTACTCCACCACCCACCATAGGAGTATCTAAAATAGCAGTAGCAGCAGCACCAACATGTTTGGGTGTCGAGAATGTAACTGTTGGTGCTGTAACATATCCAGAACCAGAAGTACTTACTGTTACTATTCCAACTCCACCTGTAGTTCCAATTCCAGCAGTTGCTTCTGCATCACTACCCTTTCCTCCAGTAATAGTAACATAAGGAGCAACTGTATAACCAGCACCTGCATTTATTGAATAAATTGCCTGAACCGACTTTTGATTGGCATTTATATTCAAATTACAATATTGAATTCCACCAATCATAGTGGCTGTATGTATTCCTGTAATTCCTCCGGATGGTGCTGAAGATACACCTATAGTAGGAGTGCTAATATATCCACCACCACGATTAAGCATAGTGATTGTTCTAATATATCCATCAACAAGACCAGTTATAGCAGTTGCTGTTACACCAGTTCCAACAAGAGTGAATGTTTGAGTGGGACCAAGAATTGTAGAGATACCCTCATCAGTAGTTCCATCAGCATTATCTCCAGTCAATTCATCATCAATTTCAGCAACCCCAGTATCAATAACTTCATCTTCATAACGGAAGAGTTCACATCTCAATGTATAAACATAATTCTTCTGAAGTTGATAAAATGGTTTTTCATGCTCTACATACTTAATTTCAAATAAACGATCTCCTAATGGGAAATAAATTAAATCACCCTCTTTAGGTCTAGTAGTTAATTTTACATTAGGTTCATTTTCCAATAATGGCCCAATATAAGTTTCCCATCTTTCCCTAGAAATGACTAATGTTATGTCATTTGTGTTCTCAATACCAAACTTTGATAAAAGAACAGGATTTTCTGCATATCCATCATAATTATCAATATATGCTTCTAAAGGATATGCATCATCAAATTTTGATGAAATTACTTCTCTTATGACTGTATTCTCAGCCATATATTTTCTAGGCATATAATAAACATCAACACCATACATCCTCAACTGTTCGTTGATTAAATCTTGAACCAAATTTTGTTCAGACCTTGATCCCTGTTGAAAATATGGATTAAGTGCCATAATATTAACCTATCATATCCAAAGGAGGTAGTTCATAAGTATTGGACATTCTTTCTCTAATACCGTCTAATTCTTTTTGAGCATCATCATAAATTTGCCTACCATTCAATTCTACCCCACCTGGAAGTTTTACTCCTTGGAACTTCATTAAATTTTGCCCCCATTGTCGTTTAATAAGAGCAGTTGCATATAATTTTAGGAAAGAATCATTCCACACTCTATGATAATCATTGGGATTTAATGCCATAAAACAATCCATAATTAACCAATCTCCAGCAGTAAGAGTATCCCAATCAATATCAAGATATAACCTATCCATTCTCTGATTAAATCTTATTTGTTTTTGTGTAGTTAATAAAAACTCAATATCAGACAAATAAGTCTTAGTCATTGCATAAGTCAACATTTCCATGGCACCCCAGAAATAGATGTCATTAAGGAATAGTTGATACTTAACACTAAACATATTATTAGTAATGGAGCTGGATCCATCAAAATGAAATACCTTTGTTACTCCAATAATATTTGGTGGTACTTGTAAATAATTACTAGTTTCTTCCCATTTAAATGATGTGGATACTCCAGCAATTGTTGCTGCCGTATTGGTTGTAACGATTCCTACCTGTGATCCCTGTGGTGCTCTTCCCCTCTTAATATCTTCTTCAGTTACTTGATATTTTAAATACATCGGAGAAACACCATCAAAATGTCTCTCTTGAAAATACTGTATAGCATCATCTAGTATATCATCTATTTGCTCTTCAGCAACATTAATCTCCAATACTGGAGCACCCAACTGTCTCTTACAGTAATCTATTAATTCTTGTCTACTTGCTGGTTGGGCCATTTATACAATACCTCTACACTATTTAGATTAAGGGAGGAGCAGATGAAATACCTTGATATACTAAAATATCTCCATTTACAATATTGTAAACAGTCGCTCCAGCACTTAGAGGACTTTGTAGTAAAACATTATAAACATATCTTCCTTCAGAAATACTAGTAGTTGCTGTAGATGTTAATGTTAATGAAAATTTCCCATCATATGCACTAGTAAATCCAACAGTAAATGTGGAAGTAGGAAGTGTTGTTGCACCAACTCCTACACTTTTTTTCATTTGAGAAGAACCTGTCCAATCAGTAAAATTATATGCAGCATTGGAAGTATCAACTACATTAAAGTTAGCTGTAAAATTAGCTCCACCATAAATGGTTAAATTTGAAGCAACAGGTACTCCAGCATCTGGATCAAATGTTATCTTTTTAGTTGCCATTGACTAACTCCTTAAGTAGAGATTTTATTTCATTCATCTCACTTTTTAAACTATTTAATTCACCTTCTAAATTATCTATCACTTTATTTTTTTGAGTTTTTGTTCTGCGAACAGAAATATACTGATTATAATCTGAGTCATTTACATTAACAATTGCATTTGTCTGAGGATCTCTTGCAAGATCTTTGTTACCATCTAATTTATAAGTATCCATATTAAGCTAATGCAATTACTCTCAGATCTTTCATTTGAGGAACATAAACTTGATCAGTAGAAGTAAATATCAATTTAATTTGATAAGTTTTAAATGAAGGTAAATTATCTACTGTAAAGTTATAATCCTTAAATTCTACATCTAAAGGATTAAATGCTTCTCTATTCGATTTAGGAACAAATGCATCGGGTAAACCATTACTATCTTCCTTAGAAATAATTTGACCTCTACCATTGAGATTAGTGTATCCAGGGAAAGGTGTAAAAATTGGTCTAAACCCACTTCCATCACCAATTGCATAGAATGCTCTAATATCACTAAAAGGACTAATATGAGCAGCAACAAATATTTTAATAGAAGTTGCAGGATTTTCTAACACAACTTTTTTAGAAATATATTGGAATGCTGTCGGATCAGTAAGAATAGAATTTACTCTTTTATCCGTTGCATAATTTGATATTACCTCATTAACTCTATTAGATGTAAAAATAGCACTTACTCTTTGAGCATCAATCACAGGACTTACTCGCCCATCTACAGTTCCTAGGAATAATCTCATATTTAAAGATTTATTCCCTTCAACATTAGTTAACTGTGCATCTGCATTAATTTTGGATGCTATCATTCTTGGTGTTTCAAAATAATTTGGTGAATCTAAATTAAAGGCTTGATAACCAGCATCTGCAAACGGAATTTCACTTCCACTGATACTACTGTTAGTAGTCGTCCGTATTTCCCCACTAAGTGAAGTTCCATTAACAGTTACATTTTGGATAATAGGAGTAAGGACTTCAAAAGGTATATTCTGAGTAGCCCTAGCATTAAATCCACCAGCAGATTTACTTTCGTTTAAATATAATTTGGGGAATCCACCATCCGTAGATCTATCAGCATTATTGATATTAAATTTTTGAGCCATATCCAATTTAATATGATATGAATCAAGAGTAATTGGATCAGATACAGTAGCATCGCTTAAAGTATGAATTCCATTAATTCTCTTCAGATTAACTCCATCTAATTCATACTTGTAGACCAAAGTTCCTACGGGATAGGATCGTTTAAGATCTCCACCCTCTACACTAAGAATATTGAGAGTATTGCCGGTAATATTTGTATATTGAAGAATTTCATCTTCAATAAGAGCAAATCCCACATTAGTGGTTCCAATGCCAACATTTTCAAAAGTTGCAAATGATGATGGATCATCGACATTCATCCCACCACTTGTAAATCCTTTAGATAATGAAGTCTGAAGCTTAGTAGGTCTAACATCTGACAGAACATTAGAAATTTTTACTATGTTTCCAGCAGCATACATTCCATGATTATCATGCTTCACTTTAATATGCGTACCATCAGTATCTACACTAATTGAAGATGCATTAACATTACCACCAGCAGTATAATTCAATTCGGTAGTAATTCCCGAATTATTAACATAGAAAAATGTATTTGCTGTTCCTGTGGTAAATTCTCCTTGTACATTATCAAGAATAATTTCACTTGTAACACCGATTCCACTAATAGACAATCTCATATTACGCCCAAGAGACGCAATTCCAATATTACTAATTGAAAGAACATCACCTACCTGATAACCAGATCCTCCATCAGAAATAGTTGCTGCAATCGCTACTCCATTAGTAACAGTAATATTTCCAGTAGCTCCTCTTCCTTTACCAGTAAGAGTATTTAAAGTTACATCACTAAATGAATAACTTCCGTCAACAGGAGTATATCCAATTCCAGCATTAGAAATAGTTAAACTACCAGTTGCAGTTCCAGCAGTTCCTACTATATTGGCAGTTGCATTAGTACCAGATTGACTAAATGTATTACCCATTACATATCCACTATCTGATACAGTGGTTCCTAAACCCACTCTTATCTGTCTTGCAATAGGAGTAAGAGCATTTGGAGTAAGTATAGGAATTTGCTGATTCGCTTCTGTAAGTTCGGGATTATAAAACTCAACCGATCCATTAGATAAGAAATCTGCTCTATAAAGAGTAAACTTAAGATCTTCCCATTGACTTGGTTCCCAAGTATAAGAATTCTGTGATTTGAACAAAGAACCCATAAAAGGTTGTTCAGAAACAAAAGATTGTGTTAGTAAATCAATTTCACCCACTCTAGAAACGAAAACATTATAATTAGCACAGTCTGATGCTAAACAAATGCAATATGATGAACCACCTTCAAGATAAACTGGTGCTTTAAACTGGAATGTAGTAGCAAAAGTTCCATCAGTAGAAAGCATAACTTCATCAGGAGATAATATTACCTCAGAAAAAGGAAGAACTTTTTCTGTTGGAAGTCCATCCGCCATAGTTCTAATTTGGAGTGTCACAGGGATATCCATAGTATCTTTATCCCTAAAGAATATATCGCACTTAGTTACAAATACTCCTGTATTTTCTG